CAGATTTGCCTGACAACGACATGGTCATGTTAGACAAGGCTTACAAATATGTTGGCGGCATTGCAAATGAAGCAAGAAAAGCTGGCAAAACTAATCGTGCAAATGACCTTGATGAATTGCGCGTTAATTTGCTTGATGCAATTAAAAAAGAAGTGCCAGTCTATGGCAAAGCGGTAAAAACCTTTGCAGATGAGTCTGTATTAAATGACGCGCTTGAAGCTGGCTCAAAAAACTTTCTAAAGAAAAGACCATCAGAAATAAACAGAGAGCTTGCCAAATTTTCTGATGACTCAGAAAAACAAATGTATCGTTTGGGCGCGATTCAGTCTGTGCGCGATGATATTTATGGGGAAAAAGAATTAAAGAACATTGCTGACAAATACTTGAATTCACGCGAAATGCGTGATCGTATGCGAACAGTATTTAACTCTGACGGGGAATATGAGGCATTTGTAAAAAATCTTGAGCGTGAGCGCCAAATGGCAATCACTCGATCACGCATTGAAGGTGGATCACCGACAGCGCTGATTGGACAAGATATTGCCGAGCTGTCTGGCCCAGGGCCGTCTGAGGTTCTTTCTGCTGGCGGTCAATTGATGCGTGGAGACCTTATCGGTGGCGGTTTAAACTTGGTGGGCCAGTTAGCTCCAAGACTTCAAGGCATGAATGAAAATGTGGCCGAGCAAGTGGCGCGGAATGTTTTAAACCCTAGTTTTGCGCAGCAGCAAGAACTTTTGACCAGCCTTACACCAGTGATGGATGAGCTAAGAAGGCGAGCATTGCAGCAGCAAACCCGTGCAGCTGGTGTGTCAACAAGCGCTGGTCAATTTGTTCCAGGCTTGTTGGCCGAATAACTAAGCCCCAAAAAACGCGGCCACAAGCGGGTCGCGTTTTACTACCCGTCTCTTCTGCCTGCGTCTGGCCAAGCCAAAGTCTTTGTCGTCTGCTGACATTTTCTCGCGGTATTTTCTCATTCTCTCTGTGGCTGGTGCTGCTTCTTGTGGCCTTGGCATATCCTCACCCTCACCCCATGACCACAGGGGCCGCCACTGCCGATTGGCCGGCACTGACTCATAGCCTGAGATGTGGACCAGCTCGAACCGATGCATATCAAATAAAACCCTCGCAGCACTGCGTCTGGCACAAAAGCACAGTTTGGCCAAGTCAAGGTCTGAGAGGTTTCCTTTCTTCTGCAAGGCTGCCTCGATGGCAGGCTCTACACGGGGCTTTAAGCCTCTGGCCATGTGCTGGTCTCCATTCGGGCTTTCAAGCGCTCCAGCATTGTTTTGACAACGAATGCGCGGGTTTTGACCTCATTGGGGATTGAGTGGCCAAAGACTTCTGGGTGGAGTAAGTCTTTGACCAGGTCAAGGCAGGCATCTAGGGCTGGGGGTAGGTCATTGTTCACTCAAGATTCTCCATGCTGTTGCTGCCACTTCTGGAACTTGGCCGTTCCCGCAGGCCTTAACTCTGTCCACCCTTGAGGCCAGCCCATCATCCATTCCGCAAAGTTTGGATGTAAATTCACTCCATTTATCAAGCGATAAAAGTCTGTCAGCTTCGCCCCAAATTCTGTCCCCGTTGTTTGACTGGTCCGGATGATCCTTTTGTTTCGATATTCGATCCCTTTTGTGTTCCCGTTGTATTGGTCTGAAGCCGTGGGGGTAGGCAAATATCCAAATTCTTTCTCGTCTATGGGGTGCGCCAACGAAGTCTGCTCCCATAATTCCCCATTTCGCATCAAACCCCATTTCGGAAAGGTCTCCAAGCACTCTATCGAGTCCTCGATTAACGAGCATTGAGCTGTTTTCCACAAAGACTTGTACCAGTTTGAATGCTCGGTTGAAGACGTTGAACTGGTTTGCTTCTTGGAATACAGCCCAGAAGAGAAAGGCTACACCGACTCTTATGGTGCGCCTTATGAGCCAAATATTGAAGAGTGCATGACCCTCAACAATGCATACATCGCTGGCACTGATGTGGACATTGCCCACATGATTTTGCAATCCATGGTGGACCACATTGAAGTGTCTGCGCTGGAGAAGTTTAAGGATGGTGATGAATGAGCTGGCTCTTTTCGCAGGCGCTGGTGGAGGAATACTCGGAGGCAAGCTCCTTGGATGGCGCACAGTCTGCGCAGTCGAGTGGGAGCCATACCCAGCAAGCGTATTGTGCGCCAGACAAAATGACGGCCTTCTCCCGCCTTTCCCAGTTTGGGATGACGTACAAACCTTTGACGGCCACCCATGGCGAGGCATTGTTGATGTCATATCTGGCGGCTTTCCATGCCAAGACATCTCAGCCGCAGGGGGGGGGGCGGAATTACAGGGGCCAGAAGCTCAATGTGGAAACACATGGCCAGAATCATTAGCGAAGTGGGACCAAGATTCGTGTTCGTGGAAAACTCACCAATGCTCACTTCTAGGGGACTTGGAGTTGTTCTCGGGGACTTGGCCCAAATGGGGTTTGATGCAAAGTGGGGAGTGTTGGGCGCAGACCTCACTGGTGCAGCGCATAGGCGGGACAGAATTTGGTTGGTTGCCTACTCCAACAGCATCCGATTGGATGACTGGAAAAGTGAATGGAATAGAACACCGAAACAGAAGATTTATTCGGACCAGTCTGACCAGTGGGACAGAATTTGGAGCAAAGCTGAGCGATGCGTTTCGTTTGATGACTGGAAAAGCCTTGCCACCGAATTTCTCAGAATGGATGATGGGATGGCCAATAGGATGGACCGACTTAAAGCCATTGGTAATGGACAAGTGCCAGTAGTTGCAGAAAAAGCATGGAAAATCTTAAATGACAAATGACCTCCCACCCGCCATCGATGCCTGCCTCGACCTGGTCAAAGACTTACTCCACCCAGAAGTCTATGGCCACGCAATCCCTGATGAAGTCAAAGCCCGTGCATTCGTTGTCAAAACGATGCTGGAGCGCTTGAAAGCCCGAATGGAGACCAGCACATGGCCAGAGGCTTAAAGCCCCGTGTAGAGCCTGCCATCGAGGCAGCACTACAAAAGAAAGGTAATCTCTCTGATGTGGACTTGGCCAAGCTGTGCTTTTGTGCCAGGAGGAGTGCAGCGCGAATCCTGTTTGACTTGCACCGCCATGGTCTGGTCCACATCTCAGGACACATCAAGGTCCATGCCAATGGCCAGTGGCGGCCTCTGTGGTCTTGGGGGGATGGGGTTGATGCAATTGCGCCTGGGCCAGTGCCAGGGTCTGAGCGCATCAAAAAGTATCGCGACAAGATGAGTGCAGACGACAAAGACTTTGACGCTGCCAGACGCAGGCAGAAAAGACGGGTCGTGAAACGCGACCCTCTTGTGGCCGCGTTTTTTGGGTCTTAGTTATTCGGCCAACAAGCCTGGGATAAATTGACCCGCGCTTGTTGACACACCAGCTGCACGGGTTTGTTGCTGCAATGCCCGTCTTCTTAGCTCATCCATCACTGGCGATAGGCTTGTCAAAAGTTCTTGCTGTTGCGCAAAACTAGGGTTTAAAACATTTCGCGCCACTTGCTCGGCCACATTCTCATTCATGCCTTGAAGTCTTGGAGCTAACTGGCCCACCAAGTTTAGGCCGCCACCGATAAGGTCGCCACGCATCAATTGACCACCGGCAGAAAGAACCTCAGATGGTGCTGGCCCAGCCAGTTCAGCAATATCTTGTGCAATTGGCGTTGTTTGTGAGCCACCCTCAATGCGTGATCGAGTGATTGCCATCTGGCGCTCACGCTCAAGATTCTTAACAAACGCTTCATACTCTCCGTCAGAATTAAATACTGTGCGCATACGATCACGCATTTCGCGGGAATTTAAGTATTTGTCAGCAATGTTCTTTAATTCTTTTTCCCCATAAATATCATCTCGCACAGACTGAATTGCGCCCAAACGATACATTTGTTTTTCTGAATCGTCTGCAAATTTGGCAAGCTCTCTGTTTATCTGTGATGGTCTTTTCTTTAAAAAGTCTTTTGAACCAGCTGCAAGTGCGTCATTTAGCAATGATTCATCAAAAAAGGTTTTTACCGCTTTGCCATAGACTGGTACTTCTTTTTGGATTGCATCAAGCAAATTAACACGCAATTCATCAAGGTCATTTGCACGATTAGTTTTGCCAGCTTTTCTTGCTTCAGTTGCAATGCCGCCAACATATTTGTAAGCCTTGTCTAGCATGACCATGTCGTTGTCAGGCAAATCTGCAAACTGGGGCAATCGTCTTGCATCGCCAATGGCCTGCTGAATGTCTTTGGATTTGGTCAACAAATTATTAAGTTCGGGCGAACTAATTTGCCCAGCACTTCTGGCCTCGTCATAAAGTGGAGCTGCTAACCTTGCCCGATTTGCAATAATTTCATCAGCCACTTCTTGAATATCACGCGCACCTACTGCTGTGAGATTAGTGATGTCTTGTGTAATTCTTGGTCCAGCACCTTGGGCGCGTTCAATTAACATTTGGCGCGTTTCAGTTTGTGCAGATTGTGGAATGGCCATAGCACCACGGGCCAAGCGCCTCATTGACTCGCCACCATAATCTGCCAAGGTTTCGTCTTTTGCACCTAGTGTGAGATTTCTTAATTCTTGTTGACGCGCCAATTGCGCTGGGTCAATCCCCTCTTGGGCCAGCTTCTTTGCAATAAGTTCTTGGGCTTTGTTTAATGCATCTTGAGGCTGAGTAGGTTTAAAAACGCTTTTTATAGCTTTGCCGCCAGAGCTTACTGCCTGAGTAACCACTGGGCTTGCACCACCAAATGCCGCACCAGTTGCACCACCCATGCCTGCGCCTGCTAATCTTTTTTCTAAACCACCTTCAGCACCACCAGCGCCAGAAACTGTGCCTGATGCAGCGCCATAACCCGCACCACGCAAGGCAATGCCGCCTAAAGTTGGCGCTTTAGCTGCCATGCGTGTTGCACCGGCAATGGCCGCTGGGGCTGTAGCGCCACCAGTAAATGGTGCGGCAATAAGTGCGGCAGCCGTAGGGGCTAAACCGCCAATCATTTCACCAGCAAATGCGCGACCAGGGTATTGCTGTTCATATTCTTTAATGCCAGCTCTGACTCTTGCCAGTTGGTTTTCATACTCTTTGTTTGACACAGACCCAGCCCTGAGTGCCGCCTCAATCTCATCGGCAAAGTTAAAACTAAGACCTTGCAAAACTGACCGGCCAAAACCAGCCTCGACTGGTGGGCCGCCTAACTTTCTGGAGCTTGCGACTGCTGCCTCAAACTTGGTTGGGGTAAATCCTTCGGATTTAAGATAGCCAACAATATCGTTTGCAGGCGCATTTTGCTCTTGCATTCTGCGCACATTTTCTTGCAATCTCTCAATATTTGACATCGTGGCCATCATCAGTTCCTTGGTAAAAGGTTGTATGTGCTGTTATATGAAGCTGGTTTTTTCTTTTTTTCTTTTTCTTTTTCTTTGGCAGCTTCAGTGGCAATTTCCAATGGTGTTCTGATCTTTTTAAATGGGTCAAAAACAATTTGATTTGGGTCTAATTTGTTTTGTGTAGCAATTAAGCCGTATCTACTTGCTATGTCTTGTTGCAATTCTCTTTGTGACTCAACCAGATTTCTTGATTGCGCATAAAAGTCTTGCCTGACATTGTCGGCCAAGGTTTCTCCGGTCAAAGCCTTGTTGTACATAGCTCTGACCCTGTCTGAAACTCCACCAGCATTTGCCGCTGTAGCTTGCTCGCCTTGCATAACAGTGGATCGCGGGTCCAAAATTTTCATGTAACCATAAACCAATGAAATGTCTCCAGCCGCTGACGGGTTTAATGCCGCTGCTTCAACTTTTTTAAACGCTTGAGACAATTCAGTAAATGGCTGCATTTCCCTTGTGTACTCAGCCCTTAAATCTTTTTCTCTTGCAAATGCTTTCCCAGTGCCAGGGATTAGTGGCACTGGTCCTGCTGCCGCTGGTCCTGCTGCCGCTGGTCCTGCTGCCGCTGGTCCTGCCGCTGGTCCTGCTGCTGATGGGGCTGCTGATGGGGCTGCTGATGGGGCTGCTGATGGAGCTGGGCCTGCCGCTAGGCGAGGTCTAGCGCCAGCGCCACCACCAACAACAAAAAACCCATCTTCAGCATTTCCCACAACTTGTGGCGCTAAAGTTTTTGGAATTACTGATCCAGGCGCTTGAGCAAAAGGATTAACAAATTGGATGCCAGCACCCGTGTCAACTTTTTCTGGCGTTATCAATGGTGATACTCCACTGATTTGCTTATAAGAGCCATCATCGTAATACTGAACCAATACTGGCTTATCGCCAGCACCTAATACTTGCTGTGGCGCACCAACTGGTTTTGCTGCTGGTGCTATTGGCGCTGGAATTACACCGCCAGTTTTGGTTTGAATGTAAAACTTATTGTCTTGACCTAAAAATGGTTGACCCACTGTTTCTTGTGGTTTCATAGTTTCAAGCAAATACTGAGTACCCTTCTCACGGCCAAGAGTGCGAACCAAAGCCATTTGCTGTGGATTCAGATTAGCCAACAATGGATTGATTGGTGCAGGCGCTGGCTCCATTATCGAGACCGACTCGCCCGTTAATGGCTGCATTGGTGCAGCTGGTGGCGTTTGAAACAATTTGTCAAAATCAGCTTCAGCTTTAGCTGCGCGTTGAGCCTCAGTCAATTTCTGGCCCACCAACAAATCTTGCAGTGATCCAGCTCTTGCCTGCTGATAACCTTGCTGGCCAGCTTGCAAAGCTCCACCGAGTGCTTGGCCAAGGCTGATGGGAGTTCTGCTTCGGCCACTGGCCTGCAATAGTGCAGCAGCTGCTGACAGTGTCGCATTACGGCCCATGAGCTTGCGCTGGTCTTCTGTCAATAGCGCATCAAGTCCTGATGGCACACCACCACCACCAAATAAATTGCCTAAACTTGCAAAATCAAAATCAGCCATTTTGTATTCCTTATCTGCCGCCTAAAAGGCCAAGAACACCACCGGCCACAGCACCCACTGGTCCAAACAATTGGCCACCGGCCAATGCACCACCTAAAGCGCCAGACGCTGGGTTTGAATACTGGGGCGTTGTGGCCACCATGCCAAGATTGGCAGGCTGCGCACCCAATGAAGACTGGACCACGCCCAGACGCTGGAGGCCAATGTTGCGGATTGCATCCATTTGTTGCTGGTCCAAAGCCTGACGCGCACCACCAGCGGCCATGACCGCTTGAGCGCCACCAAGACGCAATGCTTGCTGCTGCGCAGCCAAATTACCTAGCTGACTTGCACCGCCTAGCCTCAATTGCGCACCTTGCAAGCCTGCTTGCTGATTGGCAATGTCGGCTGCTGATCTGCGTGCAATGTCTTGACCCTGCAAAGCCACTGCCTGGTTAAATGCTTGCTCGTTTAATGTTGCCCCAAGGTTGGCGGCCTGCTTGGCAAAGCCAGCATTGGTCAGACTTTCTGCCACACCTTGGCGTGATCCACCAAATGCACGGGCTTGTGTGGCACGTTCACCAGTCTGCTGGATGGCAGCGCGTCTTGCAGATTCCAAGTCAGCCAATGCGTTGGTGCGCACCTGTTCTGTAAATGGATTCATGTATGAGCCAATAGTGCCTGCACCTTGGCCAAGACCTAAATTAGCCTGCTGCGCTGTGATCTGACCAGGCTGATAGACACCGCCATAAGCCGCCATTTGAGCTGCCAAGTCTGTGCCAGTAATGCCTGGGCCAGCGAGGGCCGTGTTGACCAGAGCCTCCTCGCCTGCCTGGTACATTGGGTTGTAGCCAGCAAACTGCTGAGTCGGCAAAGCGCCAGCGACCCCTTGGGCCTGCTGAAAGTTGGCCAAGAATGCTTCTTTGATCTGTGGATCAATGGAGCTTGTTGAGGTTGTTGTTCCACCTTTTGACATATCGCCACCTTATCCGAGTAAAGATTTCATTTTCTTGGCAGGCACTTTGCCTTCATTGATCATGTCCAAAAGTCCCTTGCCATACTTGTTGACTGAAGACTTCTTGATCACGTATTCACCGCGCATCATGTTGACTTGACCCTCATCAGGACCAGCAGGGTCAGGGCCAAAGACGTTGGTAATCAGACCGCCCATTGCCGCACCAGAGCCTGGAGTTCCATCACTACCAGGCGCTGTGCCAGTGGCACTTGCAGCCGCAGCAGCCGCAGAGTCGGCAGCAGTAGCAGCCGCTGCGTCACCAGTTGCATCACCTGGTCCACCACCATAGTAGTCAGCCAATGTTGTGCCACCCTTGGCAGCAATATCGCGTGCCAAATTAGCCGCTGCGATCTGGTCATAGAGACCAGGGTTATAGCCACCCATGCTCAGATTGCCGACCACGCCAGCGTAGGGGTTGCCCACGGGTCTCATCTGGCCCATGACCTGAGAGTAGGGGGATGCACCACCAGCTGTCACAGCAGGGTTATATTGAGCGCCAATGGGGATTGACTGGTAATTGGCAAAGTTCTGCGCAAAGCCTTGTGTTGCATTTGAAAATGGTGAGACTGCATTGAATCGATTTTGGACTTCACTTTCTGCAATGCCAGTCAGACCAGCCACTTGGCCAGCAGTGATTCCAAGACGATTCATCTCAGCCGCAATTTGCGTGTTAGTTAAGCCTGGGGTTGAGTTAAGCCAATTTGAAAATGTTGCGAAATTGGCCTGATTTCCTGTTGTTTTCAACCCAGCCACTCTTGCCGCTTCTGCTGCCGCCAATGCCGATGCCCTAGAATTGGCCGCAGCCAAAGCGGCTTGTGTATCAGCCAATGCTTTGGCATCCGCAGCCGCTTTAGTGTCAGCTGCCGTTTGCGTTGAAACAAGATTTAATCTGGAGTTGACCAAATCCACTGGCACGCCAGTCATTTTGGAGATTTGATCAGCCTTTAGTCCAAGACGATTAACTTCAGCAGCAATTTGCTTGTCGCTCAAATTTGGTGTTTGCAAAAACTTATAAAGTTCAGTTTCTTGAGTTGTGCCAAATGTTGGGGTTGTTGCACCACCACCAGTCGTGCCACCAGCAGTGCCGCCAGTATTAACAACAGTGTCACTAGCAGCAGTTCCACCAACTGTATTGGTAGGCGAAGCCAGCCTAGACTGAACAAGATCAAGTGGAACACCAGTGAGCTGCGACACTTGGGCAGCCGAGACACCTAATCGGTTGACTTCGTTTGCAATCTGCGTGTCTGTCAGACCAGGAGTCTGCAAATATGCAAGTAGTTGTTCTGTATTTGTGGCCATATTTATCCCCTAAAGTTCCTTTGCAAGTACAGCCCATTTCGGTTTGTACCCTTCGTCTTTCAAAAATGTCTCTGACCAGCCCCTTCGGCCTGCTAGAGTCACCCTGGTGCAGCCAATAGACTTGCCCCAGGATTCGATCAATGGTCGCATCCGTGAGAGTTCATCTAGGTCGCCACCAGCCAGAAAATAATGCAAATTCTTTAGCCTGGGATAGACAATGATCTCTGTCAATACCACCGAGTCCTTGGCCGGCCACAGCTGTAATCTGTGATCCTCGACCATCTCAGCGACATCGTCAAAATTATGTGTGCCTCCACTGTATTCTAAGGCAGCCTCCACATGATGGCGCAGCCTGTCCAATTGTTCTTGGTCGCTCATCGCTTCCCACTTGGGACGGCATCAAGCCTCATCACCCCAATGCGCCAGTCAGCCAAAGTGTTGCCAGTCACCCGCATATTGACTTGCCGACCAGAAAACCGGACTGAAGTCGGGTTGGCTGCCGTATATGGTCCAAATGACGATTGCGTGCCAGTGGGGTAATTTCGGGTTTTAAATGAAACCACCGCCTCACCCAGTGTCTGCTCATCTGGCACAACTTGGCGCACAGACATGATGTTGTCGCCATTGCCCAGTTGGACTGGGCCAGACTCGGCATAGACGCTGGCGCTGTCATAGTTGAAGCCCACCTCATGCTCATAGATGTAACCATCACTTGAGACCATCAGAGGGTATGTGTAAACACCAGAGTCAACCCCAGCGTTTCTGGCCAGTGTGCCAATGTTCCAGTGGTTTTCGCGGTAGTTGAAAGTGACATAACTGTCATTCTCATTACTGGCCGCACTTGGGTAATACCACCAAATCTCACCATACTTGCTGACATGGACCGCATAAATCTTGGATGCTTGGGCATAGTTGATATTGGCAAAGATGTAGTCACTCACATCACTTGGCAGTGGCTTGACATAGCCGTCATAAATCCAGAAGCCAGAATTGCTCATCCAAATGGCAGCAGTGTCAATGGCCGCCACAGACTGGGCTGAGATCAATCCACAGCCACTTCCAGCCTTCTCAAAGCCATAGACAAATGGAGCGCCAACATACTGGGCCGTGTGGACATCCACATCTGTAAACAGAAGATTGACACCCTTCACGCGCTTGCCAGCGATCAGAGAGCCGGGTGTGGCTAAGTCATAGTCGCCTGCAAGGTTGTCGCCTGCCGGTGTCCACTGGGTGTTGTTCTCTTGGTCGCACCACTGCACTTTTCTTGGGTTTCCACCAGCGCCAAGGGCAAAGATAATGCGCTCTTGTGTGACCAAAACCGCCTTGTTTCCAGTGGGCGCATTGGTGATTGCTGCTGCCAGTGTGGGTGTAGAAAAACCCAATTGCCACTCATAGAGCTTGCCATCGGTGCTGGAGCAAGCAATTAAATATTCGCCCCATGTATCGAGTGACCAGGTGGTGGCTGCAATGGGAGTGCCGGTGTCAGGTCGTGCCACGCCATAGGCAAAGCTGCCATAGACGTTGTAGCCGTAGCCAGTCAGCACTGTGGCGCTTGCATAACCCGTGGTGAACCCAGTTGGCGTGATGTCTTTCAACGTGCCAAGTGCATTCATCACATACAGCTTTGTGTGTGTACCAGCTGCAATCCATCGGTCTGCACCATTGTCGCGCCAAGTGATGATGCCTCGGCATGAGCCTGACATCTGTGAGCTTGACCTGGTACGCCATCCATTGATGGGGCGCAGAGTCCCCTCATACCAGCGCACTAGGTTTGCGTCATACCAGCGGCCTGCTGCCTGGTACTCAGTACCATTTCGGAAAACACCTGGGGGTAGCTTTAAAGGTATGTACATGATGACAATTATGTAATGTTGGACACAAAGCTCATCGTGACGATGGCCGATGGAGTGGCTGGCCGTGTGGGGCTTGTTCCAGCAGCGTAATGCTCAATGGAGACACCAACATCGCTCACTCGCCACATTATCTCAAGATAGTCAGTGCTGTTCATGCTTGCAAAAAAATTCAAGGCTGCAATGGTGTGACTTGGATCGCCTGATGATTTTCTGGGTGAAAGATTAAATCTGCTGTTTGAGTTGTCAATGTTTGTGCCATTTTTCCTAAACCAGATTTCAATGTCTTGCGTGTCATTGGTCGTGTTTTTAACTTGAATGGAAAATTGACAGTTCCAGATTCCGGCATCGGCCACAGTCAATCTCGACCCACTGGCCAATGTCACGCCATTGGAAAAGTCTGTGGTGTTGAATGTGACCGCATAGGCCGTGGTCGTGTTGGCAGCCACCTGGTCGGTTGAGTCTTGAAATGCCCCATAGGGGTTGTTCATAAACCGACCACCCCTTGGTCCAAACAAAGACCCCAGAACAGTTGACAGTTTTTTGAAGTAAATGTTTAAAGCGCCATTGTTCTCATTGAAATGCCTGCGCTCATAGACATCGGTCGCATAACCGATTGTGGGTGGTGCGGGATTCTCAAGTTGTTGTGTTTGGCTAGACATGGCTAATTATGTCAGGACAGACAGCGCATGGTTGATGTGTTTGATCCGGTCATCTAGGCCAATAAACCCGCCATTGATCTTTTTGGTCATGGTCCGATAGTCTTGGGAGTCTGCATACTGGTTGAGCTTTTGAGTGTCCCAAAACCATCCGGCAGTGAGAGCTGCATACTGGGGCGTGGCCACCAGCTCCGGCTGCATGATCAGGTCCACGCCAAGCGCTTGGCCTGCATGGTGATAGTTGGCTGACCCAGTCAATTGAATGCACCCACGGCCTCGAAAACGATAGCCATCACCACTTGCCTCATCCCTGTTACCCATGCGGCTGCTGTAAACAGTGTTAGCAATGAGCTTGGGGTTTCTTGCGCACATCTGGGCCTTGGCAGCGTCAAAGCGCTTGGGCCAGAGCTTTTGTAGTGCTTCGGCTCTGTAATTAAGGTTTTCCTCAAGAATCCTAAAGTTGCCACACTCATGGCCACACTGGCCAATAAAGGCAGCCTGGCGCAGTGGCGTTGAAATGTCAAAGCGCTGGAAAGTCTCATTAAGCGCATCGACCCACTCTGGGCCAATGTGCAGTTGCTGGAGCTGCTGACTATTGACCATTGACAATTCTCCTTACTTCTTCGTAGGCGCTGACGCAGGCGTTGAGCTTGGTGATGGCTTTGTCTCCTTCGGCTGCGAGGTCGATAAGAGTTGCAATAGTCTGTCGCTCAAGTTCGCTTTCATCGGGCTGGCTGGGTTGTGGATTTCCAATGGCAATGGTGGCACTTGGACTGGCTTGTGGACAACTTGCGGTTGGGAGGCGCAGCCGGCCAGTCCTAGCAAGCTCATGCATAGCAGACTGTTTTTTCTTGACATCATCTTGGGCCTTTCTGAGTTTCGTTTCCTGGTCAATCAACTTAGTGCCAAGCTCCGCCTCTTTGGCTCTGGCTTCATCATTCTTTTTGGCAATGGCAATCTTCATGTCATTGTCCCTGTCTTCCCAGCCAAAGTGATAGCCACCTCGGTAAGAGCCAAACAAGGCAATGCCGATTGCTAGGGCGATATAGGGTAATGGAATGCCAAACATCAGTCTGTCTCCTGTCTGGCCTGCGCCAGCTGTTCGCGCTCATGGTCATCCTCAAGATGGTCCGGTGGCGTTGTGGGTGGTGGCCCAGGGGTCCAAGACTCATCAAGCTCTGGGTTGGTCCACTTGGGCATAGCGCCAAATGGCTGGCTTGGGATGCCATTGGTGGTGGCGTTAAAGCCGTGATTGTTGCTGTATCCATATTGGCCGTAGCCTTGCATGGGCTGGCACATCGGCTGACCCATGGGTGGCTGCTGCCTAGAAGTCATCGCCCGTTTACCAATAACACCGCCAATGCCACCCACAATCAATAGAACGATATCGTTCAGCATCTTTGTATATGCCTGGTCAATGGGGGCCATTGATTTAATTGGCTGAGTGACAAAAGTCACTGAGTACAAAAGAGAAATCACGATAAAGAAAAGAATCAGGGTGACGGCCAGCACCACAATGCTCCAGACCCTGACCTCGATCTCTTCAGTTGTTAGGTTTAACTTCGTCAACTTTTTTCTCCAAGATGGGTGCTACCAAATATTCTGGGCAAGTCTGAGTAAATTGGCATCTAGGCTTCTGGCACTCAGTTGCGTGAAAATTGTCAGGATTCTGGCACTTATAGCGATAATTCTCTTCGCAGCCAGTCAGCAATAAAAGAAGCAATAGATATCTCATTTGCCTAAT